TAGGAGGAATCATGGCAGACACCTACACGCCACCGGCGTCGGTTGCACAGAACGCCCGTCGCGCGCTCGATGTCCGCAAAGCTAAGCCACCGTCACAGCGTGGCATGACGCCGGTCGGCATCGCACGAGCGACGCAACTTGCAAGCCGCAGTCCGGTGTCGCTTGACACAATACAGCGCATGGCGTCCTACTTCGCCCGTCACGAAGTTGACAAACAGGGGTCAACGTGGGATGAGCAGGGCAAAGGCTGGCAAGCGTGGCACGGCTGGGGTGGAGACGAAGGGCGCACGTGGGCAAACAGTATTCTAGCAAAACAGGAGACGAAAATGGAAAAGTCATTCAAGGCGGGGTCACGACATAGCGCCGCCGATCAACAACTTATCACCAAGGCGCACGGCTATGCCAAGTCGATGATGGAAACCATGGTGCAACTCGGTCACGCCGAAGTCGACCCCGACCCCACGAAGGCGGTCAAAGTGCTGACGCCGGAGGGACTGAGCCCACGCCAAGATGCCATGGTCGCCGCCTATACGAGCATCGTCGCAACGTCGGGCAAGTTTAGTACGGGCATCAGCGAAAGCGGCGCTCACTACTGTGCCGAATCACCGTGGGACGACGAAGGCATGGTCTGCGCGAACTGTGTCTTTTACCAAGGCGGCGCATGCCAAATCGTTGAGGGCATGATTGACCCTGAAGGAATTTGTAAGCTGTGGGTCATCCCGGAAAAATCCTTGGTGATGGCAGCGCTCGAGCCAATGCCCGAGGACATGGACGACATGATGATAGGCTATGCGATGGATGATATGAAGGCCGCCGCCGACCGTAACACGACACCGAAGGAACGGCAAAGTATGCCAGCGGGTGACTTTGTCTTTCCTGATACCCGGAACTTCCCCATCGTCACCCCCGGCGATATCAGCGCCGCCGTGTCAAGCTGGGGTCGCTACGGTGGTACGGAATCCTTCGACACCTTTAAGCAAAACCTCATTGCCCTCGCCAAGCGCAAAGGGCAGAACTTCGTCGATGCGTTGCCTCAGGCATGGCGAGACGAGATGATGACAAAGTCGACCCTTGACACCCCCCTGACAATAGAAGTAGGGGACGAAGTCAAGGCTTTGGCCCGTCGTTTACTCGGAGTAGTGCAATGACCGACTTTGTAAAATCCTACGGCAGCGGTGTTAAAGCCGTGGGCGACTACACCTTACAGGGTCGTGGCATCGTCTACGGTGGGCAAGACCTCACCGGCGACCGCTTCACCAAGGCGACCGACCTCGGCGATACCCGGAGCTTTGTCGGCACGCCGGTGTACTACGACCACGGGCTCAGCTCCATTCGTGGGCAAATCGGAACGGTAAAAATGTGGACACCGACCGACGACGGAATCGACGTACAGATTGAGTTAGACAAACGCCTTGACTATGTGGGCGACGTGATGAAGCTTGTCAAGAGCGGGGCGCTGGGCTTAAGCACCGGCGCACTCAGTCACCTCGTTGTCCGTGACAAAGGCGAACTCAAGCGCTGGGTCGTCGGCGAAATATCCCTGACCCCAACTCCGGCAGAACCCCGGACACTCACCGAAGTGAAGGCAACTCAGGACGACACCGTGCGCACTGCGACGGCGACGTTGAGCCCTAGCGATAACACTCAATCAGCATTATCATTCAAAGGAACTACTGTGGAAAACATCAATCAAATCGTACAAGACGCCGTTGTGACTGCGCTCAAAAACGTCGCCGGTACTCCGGTCGACGGCGGTGTCATCGCCGCCCCTGCTACAAAGACCGTGACCACCCGTGGCTTTAGCAACGAGCCCGTCGAAGCCCTCAAGCACTACCTCAAAACCGGCGACCGTATCGCCGCCAAAACCACGCTCGCCGAAGGGTCAAACAACACCGGCGGCTACATCGTCCCCATTGACCTCTACGATCAAATCATCGCCCGCCGTGACGAGCAGAGCTTGCTCGGCGCATTCAATTTCCGTCGCATCAAAACCAACGAACGCCAAATCGTCATCCCTGGCCAAAACACCAAGTCCGCCTTTGCGATTGTCGCCGAATCAGGCTCGGCAAACTTCAGCGAGCCCAACTTTGCCAACAGCCGCACCGTCACGATGTACAAATATAGCTTGGCAATGAAAATCACCAGCGAACTTTTGAACGACGAACAAAGCAACTTACAAAGCTTTCTCACCGAAGACATCGCTCGTGCCTATGCCCAAGCGGTGAATAACTTCATCATCGCCGGGTCAGGCTCATCGGAGCCCTACGGTATCTTGGCACGTGCATCGAACAGCGTCACCGCAGCCAGCGCTACCGCTGTCACCTTCGCCGAAGTCACCTCGCTCGAGTACAGCGTGCCCGGCGCCTACATGACCGGTGGCAACGACGTGGGCTGGATTATGAAAAACTCCACCCTCGGCAAGATTCGCGCCTTGACCGGCAACTATCCCCAGTTCCAACCGCTGTCAACCAACAGCATTGCTGGCAAGACGGGCAACCTCCGCGACCTCGACGGCTACCCCGCCTTCACGTCGGAATATACCCCAGCTATGACCACGGGTCTGAAGAGCATCATCTTCGGGAACATGAACTACTACAACTTCGTCGAAAACGGTCAGCTCGAAATCAAGCGCAATGATTCGCTGTACATGGCGACCGACGAAATCGCTTACTTCTGTTATTTCCGTGCTGGCGGCGACGTCAACCAAGGCGAAGCCTTCTCCTACATCATCCAAGCCTAAAAACGACTATGCCCCGACGTCGTGCGCACGGCGTCGGGGTCTAAGGATGTCACAATGCAAATTCAACTCCTCGAAGGATTATCCGGCACCTACGAAGATGAGGTCACGCCGCTCTATGCGTCAACCGGCGACATCATCGACGTCAGTCCGGAGTGGGCGCAACGGCTCATCACCGCCGGCATCGCCGTAGCTATGGAGCCTGATGTCGTCGAAGCGCCGAAGAAAAAGCGGGTGGTCTAAGTGGCATACACGACGACAGCATTGCTCAAAAGCTACATGGGCGTCACGGCAAGTACTGACGACACCCTGCTGTCGCTTTGTATCGACCGTGCCCAAAGCACCATCGAAAGCTACACCAACCGCCTCTTTGAAGTCAGCGCCGACACGACACGCAAGTACACGCCAATCATTGACCGCATCGGATCGGGCATGGGTTTCAACGGTGACTTAATCGACGATTACACCATTGACCTAAACTACGACCTTATCTCGCTTACCTCCATTACCAACGGCGACGGCAGCTCAGTGCCAACGGCGAGCGTCATCACGTTACCGTTGAATTTTACGCCGGCGTATGCGGTGCGCATTAAGCAGGCATCGGGCTACTTTTGGACGTACACCGGAAGCCCCGAAGCTAGCGTTTCAATTACGGGGCGCTTTGGTTATTCGACGACGCCACCGGCAAACATCGTCCAAGCAACGTTGCGCCTCGCTTCGCAGATGTATCGCCAACGGGACGGCTCACCTGACCTTGGCAACAGCATCATCAGCGCCGACGGTAGCACCATCGTCACCTCGGCGATGTCACGCGATATCGAAGCGCTACTCAAGCCGTATCGACGGAGGATATAAATGGGCTCACAACTCACCTCCATCGTTGACGCAGTGGCGGCGCTGTCAATCACTGGCTACTCAATGAACGTCCTTCGTGGCACGACGCTCAAAGACCAAGTGGACGACGCCGACGTACCGACCCGCATCGTTAACGCCATCGGCTTTACTTCGGCACGCACACGGACGACGACGCTAGGCGGTGCGGGTCACGTCATGCAAGCGGAGTGGACGATTACCGACGTTGCCCTCCTTCGTGCGGCTGGGCTTGGGCTTGGGCTCAAAGACATCGCCGGAAGCGTCGAAGGATACCTCGCCGCATACCACAATTCACTACGCACACTCATTGCGCCGACGTGGGTACTGAGTAACGCTTCGCTTCGCGCGTCGGTGCTTGAGTGGCCACAGGGATCGGGCAGATATTACGACGCTGTCACCGCAACGCTTACCATTACCGAAATCATCCAATAGGGAGACTCATCATGGCACAAACTACCAACGCCTACACCGGAGCGGCGGCGACCGTCTCCATCTACGTCGCTTCCGCCTATGTCGACATCTCTGGCTCTTCGCAGTCCATCGAAACCACCACCGCCACCGTCGTCACCGGCGAGGCGTACACCTTCGATGGCAACTTTGCATTGACCACGGTCGGCAAGTATGAGCCCGTGGAAGTCAAGGTCAATATTCTGTACACCGAAGCCGCAGGCGAAGCCTTTCAGTCAGTGCGTGCATTGTTTGAAGCCCGCACGGCAACACAGCTCAAATGGTTACCCGGTGGCGCTGTGTCTGGCTCCGACCAATACGAAACCAAGACAATCGGCTACATCACGGCACTGGACTACCCACCCATCGACAGCACAAGCGCAGGCCCAATCATGGTCAGTTTCACGGTGCGAGCGCCCGGTATCCTTTACACCGCCAACACCTAATTCATCGGGCTGGGCGCACGTCGGACATCCGTGCGCCACGCCACTTTTTACGATGTCCATAATAGGAGATGTCCCCTATGTATACCATCGATGCAGACCGCTTAACCATCCGTGACATGATGACGCTCTCCAAAGTCGGGCCCAGTGGCGACATTGAGTCTATGTTGCCAATCCTTGAAAAATGCGTCGTGACGGACGACGGACGCAAAGTCGAAGACTTGCCCGCACGTCATCTTAAGCTCATCACCGAAGCCTTAACCAAGAAACTCTCCGGCACCGACTCGGGAAACTAATGACGGCAGTGCGGGCGCATCTTTGGACACACAGCCCCGCACCGCTGGAGTACATCGAGCTTGTGTGTTGTCGCGATATCTACCACTGCCCACCAAGCCAGCTTCCGCCGTGGCACATCATCCAACAACATCTTGAGATGATTGGCATTGAGTCCGAAGTGAGCAAAAGGAAAAACAAGTAATGGCCGAAGAGACCGTAGTCATTCGTTTTATTGGTGACGACCAAGTGAGCAAGGTTGCCGACCAAGCCGGCAACGCCGTCGAAGGCGTTGGCTCCAAGGCATCGTCGGCGGGTGGCGGATTCAATGCTCTGCAAAGCATCGCCACCGGTGCATTCATGGCGATTGGCGCCGCTGCCACGAATCTTGCCGGCGCCGCCCTCAGTAAAATCGGCGACTTCATCACCGGCTCCATCGCCGAAGCATCGGAGTGGAACAAAGTCATTGCGCAGACCGAGGCCGTCGTCAAATCCACCGGAGCGGCGGCGGGATTCACTGCGCAACAATTTGCGGAGATGGCGCAGGATATGAGCGCCACCGCAGGAAACTCTATCTTCTCCGACGATGCCATTCTTGGTGCCGAAAACGTCCTTGCCACGTTTACCCAAATTCAAGGCACATCTTTCAAAGGCGCCACACAGGCAATCCTCGATATTAGCCAAGCCATGGGCACCGACCTGCAAAGCTCAGCGTTGCAAGTTGGCAAAGCGCTCAATGATCCCGTCGCTGGCATCTCTGCATTGAGCCGTGTCGGCGTGTCATTCACCGAAGACCAAAAGGCGCTCATTAAGAGCATGGTCGAAGTCGGCGACGTCGCTGGTGCACAGCAGGTTATCCTCGCCGAACTGGGTAAAGAATTCGGTGGCTCTGCTGCTTCCGCCGTTGACACCTTCGCCGGGCAACAGATTGTCTTAGCAGAGCAGTTCAAAAACGTACAACAAAGCCTCGGCGAGTCACTCATGCCGGTGCTCATGCGCTTTGGCGCCTTTGCGCAGGAAGTCGCCGTTCCCGCCGTGCAAGACTTGGTCAACGTCCTGATTGACTTCATTGACGGCGTTGATTGGCCCGGTGTTATGAACAGCATCGGCGGCGTGACTGATGCGCTCTATGACTTCATTTATGGCACTGATTGGCAAGGCGTTATGGCGCAGATGAGCGCAGGCTTTGCCGCCGTCGCTCGCTTCGTTGAGCCGGTGACTCTTGCGTTGCAAAACCTTTGGGCTGTTGCGGAGCCGGTGACGATGGCGATGTACAACGCAATCACGAAGCAACTTGCGTCGCCGGAATCACAGGCCGCACTTAATCAGACAGCGACCATCTTCCGCTTGCTGGGAGATATTTTGATGAGCGTGGTGGCGATTGCGATTGACAATGTCCGCACGGCGTTTTCCACGTTTTTCGCCGTGTTTAGTTTTGTGTGGCCATACGTCCAAACGGCGCTGAATCTGTGGATGCAACTTATGGCGCCGTTTCAAACGTTGGTCATCGGTGTACTCACCGCAATCAGCATGGCACTGCGTGGCGACTTTGCCGGCGCATGGGACATGGTAAAAACGGCGATTACCACCTTTCTCACGACCATAAACACCGCCGTGTCAAGCTGGGCAACCAGCGTCGTGCAAACGGTGTCGACCGTCGCCGGGCAATTAGTCAGCGCCGCCATCAGCGTCGGGTCAAGCATTGCCAGTGGTATCGCACAGGGAATCAGCAACGGCGCAAGCGCTATCATTAGCGCAGCCAAGGGCGCCGCTCAGTCTGCGCTCGATGCGGCAAAAGCGGCGCTCGGTATTGCGTCACCATCGAAAGTCTTCGCCAATCAGGTGGGCTTTAATATCTCGTCGGGTATTGCCGCCGGTATCGCACAAGGCACGCCTGATATTACCGGAGCTATTAGCGGAGCAACGGGCGCAGCCGTCGGCGCCGTCAATCAGACAACGCAAAACTACTACTTGTCCGCATCGTATCAAACGGCGCAGTCTGAGTCCTCAATTAGCAACGACTTGCGAGCGATGCAATTACTCGCCGGAGGCATGGCATGAGTTACGCTATTACCTACACCGTCGGCGGTACAACGTTTAACCTAAACGGCTACGACGCAAGTACGGGATTGACTTTTAACTACCTTGGCGATCAAGGCTTCGGCTTAGCGCCACTGCATCGCATCACGCAGCGCGGACCAATGCAACAAGGCGACAGCGACGTCGACTTTCGCCTCGACCCCCGTATTTTGCAAATCCCCCTCTTTGTAGCAACGACGACCATCGACGATTACTACGCCGCCCGTGGTCGCCTGCTCAGTGTTTTTTCGCCGTCCAACACCGTCGGTACGTTGACGGTGACGACGACGGCGTGGGCACGCAGTATTGACGTCAAAGTCTTGGGCGGCATGAGCTTCGACACCGACCCTCGTGTTGGCTATGCGCTACGGGTCGTCGTGCAACTTCGTGCCGATGACCCAACGTGGTACGACGCCACGCCGCACACCGTCGCCGGAGCATCGGGTATCGCAGGGACGGCAACGGCGTATCCGGTGATATACCCTCGTACCTACGGGACGGCGAACATCAACACGACGACGTCCTTTGCCTATGACGGTACGTGGCTTGCATACCCCGTCATAACGGCGATTGGCCCGATTACTGGCTTAGTAATTACCAATAACACGACGGGCCAAATCATCACGACGATTGGGTCAATCGCCGCCGGACGCACCTACACCTACGACCTGCGCTACGGACGCAAAACGGTCTACGATGACCTTGGCAATAATCAAATCGCCACCGTGGCGGCGTCGTCAACGCTTGCGACATGGGCAATCGTTACTGGCATCAACTCCATCTCCATCGCCGCCTCCGCATCGGCGTCACCAGCGGCGGTCAGCATCGTATATTACACCCGCTTCGTCGGGATTTAGGAGACACCATGGCAACAACGGAAAGATCTTTGGGATGGGCAACGGGCGTCGCCGCTACCGACGGCGCCACCACCTACGACTCGGCACGGATGAGCGCTTTCGAGCGAGCGGGGCTTGGCACCGGTGTACTCTTAACTGGCTCCTATCTTGCGATGTCCGGCGCCACCACCACGACACTCACCATTGCA